ATAGATGAACAACAAAAAGGTAACATTCCTTATGATTTGGTTTTCTTTTGGGATTCTGTTGGTTCAGTACCTTGTAAAATGACTTTTGAAGGTAAAGGTGGAAAAATGCATAACGCAAGTACCTTAGCCGATAAGATAGGAATGGGTATTAATCAAAGAATCACGGGATCAAGAAAGGAGAGTTCAAAATTTACGAATACTCTAATAATTGTTAACCAACCATGGGTTGAATTACCAGATAATCCTTTTAGTCAACCAAGAATTAAGATGAAAGGAGGGGAGGCTATATTCCTTAATTCGACACTCGTATTCTTATTTGGTAATCAGAAGAATAGTGGAACATCAAAAATTAACGCCACTAAAAATGGTAGAAAAGTGGCTTTTGCGACACGAACAAAAGTATCGATACTCAAAAATCATGTTAATGGTATTGGTTTTTCCGATGGAAGGGTAATTGTAACCCCACACAATTTCATAAGTGATGATGCTAATGAAATTAAAAAATACAAAGAATCACACTCAAGTTATTGGGTTGAACAATTTGAAAAAGCTGGAGAAAAAGTAGAAGACGACGGCTTTGAGTTAATAGAAGAAAATGTTTAACCTTTTAATTATGATGAGTTGAGACCAAGAAATAAACAAAAAAAATTCGAAACCCTAGTAGTTGATGGAGATGCTCTATTAAAAAGAGCTTTCTTCGGAGCTAAAAACGTTTTTAATGACAAAAAAGAACATATAGGGGGAATATTCCAATTTCTTAATATACTAAGACGAACATTATCTCAAAAACATTACAATAAAGTAGTAGTTTTTTGGGATGGTAGATATGGTAATAGAGCTCGTCGAAAAATCTATCCTAACTATAAAACTAAACGTAGAAAATCTTCTAGTTATGACGCAGAGTCGTTTCTTAAACAGAAACTAAGGGCTCAACAATATTTAGAAGAGTTATATGTAAGACAATACGTACAGGAAAATATGGAGGCAGACGATTTAATTGCACATTATTGTATAAAAAAGAATGGTAATGAAATAATTACTATCTACACCTCAGATAGGGATATTGTACAATTAGTTAATGAGAAAGTTAGAGTATATCTTTTAGATAAGAAAGAATTAATAAAAGAAGATTCAGTTCTAGTCACCAGAGAATTGGAGTATCTTCCTAAAAATGTATGTTTAATTAAAATGTTAATCGGAGATCCCTCAGATAATATTTTAGGAATTAAAGGATTATCACCTAAAAGATTAGGTGAGTTAGTACCAGAGTTAAAGACTAGAAAAGTTTCTCTAGAAGAAGTTAAATCACTAGAATATGAGGGGGACAACTGGAGAATAACCAAAGTACTTAATAACATCAAAACAGGAACCAGTAATGGAGGAGTTTTTGGTGACGAATTATATGAAATAAATAAAAAAATAATTAACTTAAAGGAGCCTTTTATGGATGAAGGGGCTAGGAAAAATGTAGAAGATTTAGTAAACTTGGAACTAGATCCATCTGGAAGAGATTACAAAAATGTAATTAAAATGATGATAGAGGATGGAATAGTAAATGTAATACCAGCGTCTTATGAAGATCAGTCTGAATTTTTAATACCTTTTATAACACTAAAAAAAAATGAAACAAAAAATGGAAAAAAAAGTAAGTAAATATAGCGATAAATTTGAGTTTATTTTAAGAATTAATGAAAACATAGTTTGCCAAAGATATTTTAACATAAGGGGGTATAACAATAATGCGAAAAATTCATTAGAACTTAGATGGGAATTAGACGACATTACACAAACAATACAAAGTTATTTGAAGGGACTTAGCGAAGATTTTCTTTGGGCTAATTACAATCCCTTCTCTAATAAAAACTCCGTAGTTAACGATAACCAAAAAGAGGGTGAAGACTACTTTACCTTTGAAATACGTGTAGATGGTAAGATAATAATAATCGAAAGATTCACAGCAATGGACTTCCCACCTAAAGTAAGGTACTCAGTCAATATAAAATCTTTGATACCGAGTATAATTTCAAAGATTCAAAGGTGTTTGAGTAAGAAAAGATACAACAGTGTGGAAAAACATTATGGGTATTAAAACCAGTAAGATTAAGATAGAGAATATATTTATAGATAAATCAATTATAAAAGAATGACAGATAGAAATTTCGGATATTTAGGGGATAAATTCCAATTAAAATTACTTTCATTATTAATCGTAGATACCAAATTCGCAGATAATATTGTTGACGCAATAGAACCTACTTATTTTGACGACCAATATTGTAGATTATTAATGCAATTAATAAAGGAATATTATGGAAAGTATGAGGCAGTACCAACTTATGATGCGTTAGACCAACTCATTAGAATAGAGGTATCAAATGAAACGGCGAAAGATGTCTTAAAAGACACATTAAAAAAATTAAAAGAACAGGATTTTTCAGACGCCGATTTTACACAACAAACAGCGTTAAAATTTTGTAAACAACAGGAAATTAAAAAGGCGATAAGTAATTCTGAAAAAATTATGTCTAGTGGTAATTTTGAAGATTATGATAAAATTGAAGAATTATTTAGAAAGGCACTTAGTGTAGGAAATGATAAAGAAGATGGGATTGATGTCTTTAGTGCACTTGAAGAGGTTTTAGCAGATGATTTTAGACACCCAGTTGCCACAGGTATAAGTGGAATAGATAATATAACAGACGGGGGATTGTCTAAAGGAGAATTAGGAGTAGTTTTAGCACCTTTTGGTGTTGGTAAGTCAACAGTACTTACAAAGTTCGCAAATACCGCCTATAATCTTGGACATAATGTAGTACAAATAATTTTTGAAGATAACCCAAAGGTTATACAAAGAAAACATATATCATGTTGGACAGGAATTGAATTAAATCAGTTATCTGAAAGAAAAGAAGAAGTAAAAGAAAAATTACAAGGTTTCAAAACAGATAGAGGTAAACTTATAATTAAGAAGATGGCTTCAGATGGTACTACAGTTAATAAGATGAAACATTACATTAGAAAGTTGATAACTCGAGGAGTAAAACCTGATGTTTTATTATTAGATTATATTGATTGTGTTGTACCTAGTCGACAGTTTACTGATGAATATGCAGGTGAAGGGAATGTAATGAGGGAATTTGAGACCTTAGTTCATGAATTTGATATGGTAGGTTGGACAGCAGTACAAGGTAATAGAAGCTCAATAGGAGCGGATGTTGTAGAAGCACATCAAATTGGTGGATCAATTAAAAAAGGACAAATAGGACATTTTATTATGTCTATAGCAAAAACTTTAGAACAAAAAGAAAGTGGTAGAGCAACAATTGCGGTATTAAAATCAAGATTTGGTAAGGATGGTGTAATATTTGAAGATTGTGTATTCGATAATGGAAAAGTTCATATCGACACAGATGACCAAGTATCATTCTTAGGATTTGAAGACGTTAAAAAAGAGAAGAAAGCCAACAGAGTTTTGGATGCCATTAAAAAAAGGCAAGAAAAGTTAAATAATAATTAATAAAAATTTAGTAAAAAATGGATGTATCAAATAGAATTTTGTCGGATATTACTGTGTATATGAAATATGCCAAATATATTCCGGAATTAAACAGAAGAGAAACATGGGACGAATTAGTTACCAGAAATAAAAATATGCATATTAAACACTATCCTCATTTGAAGGAAGAAATTGAAGACAAGTACAAGTTTGTATATGATAAAAAAGTTTTACCATCAATGAGAAGTATGCAATTTGGAGGGAAACCAATTGAAATATCTCCTAATAGAATTTATAATTGTGCTTATATGCCAATTGATAATATAGATTCTTTTAGTGAGTGTATGTTTTTATTATTAGGTGGGACAGGTGTAGGATATTCGGTACAAAGACATCACGTAGCAAAACTACCAATTATACAAAAACCTTACCCTAAAAAGAAAAGAAGATTCTTAATTGGAGATTCTATTGAAGGTTGGGCAGATTCTATTAAAGTTCTAATGAAATCATATATGAATGGTGGTGGGAGTAGAGTAGAATTTGATTTTTCTGACATTAGACCAAAAGGAGCTAGATTAATAACATCAGGTGGTAAAGCACCAGGACCTCAACCACTAAAAGAATGTTTGGTTAAGATAGAAGGTCTATTAAATCAAAAAGAAAATGGAGAACAACTTACAACAATTGAAGTACACGATATTGTCTGTCATATTGCGGACGCAGTCTTGGCCGGTGGTATTCGTAGAGCTGCTCTTATTAGTCTGTTTAGTGCTGACGACGACGCAATGATCGGATGTAAAGCCGGTAACTGGTGGGAAGTAAACCCACAACGTGGTAGAGCTAATAACTCAGCTGTTTTAATGAGACACAAAATTACAAAAGACTTTTTTATGGACTTATGGAAACGTGTAGAATTATCAGGAGCAGGAGAACCTGGTATATATCTTAATAATGACAAAGACTGGGGAACTAATCCTTGTTGTGAGATAGCATTAAGACCTTATCAGTTTTGTAACCTTTGTGAGGTTAACGTTTCAAACATAGAATCACAAGAAGACTTAAATGAAAGAGTGAAAGTCGCATCATTTATAGGAACATTACAAGCAGGATACACTTCATTTCATTATTTAAGGGATGTCTGGAGAGAAACTACAGAAAAAGATGCTCTTATAGGAGTGTCAATGACAGGTATCGGTTCTGGTAAAGTACTTAAATACGACATGTCTAAGGCAGCTAGTTTAGTGAAAAGAGAAAACACTAGAGTATCTAAATTATTAGGGATTAACCCAGCGGCTAGAACAACTACAGTTAAACCAGCTGGAACGACATCATTAACATTAGGAACATCTTCTGGTATCCATGCATGGCATAATGATTATTACATTAGAAGAATTAGAGTTGGTAAAAATGAAGCTATATACACATATTTAACAATTAATCACCCAGAATTGGTGGAAGATGAATACTTTAGACCACATGACACGGCAGTAATTAGTATACCACAAAAATCACCAGAAGGTTCCATCCTAAGAACAGAATCACCATTCCAACTACTAGAAAGAGTAAAAAAAGTTGCAACTGAATGGGTAAATGCTGGACATAGAAAAGGTTCAAATAGTCATAATGTATCGGCAACTATATCATTAAGAGAACATGAATGGGATCCAGCAGGTGAATGGATGTGGGAGAATAGAAAGTTCTACAATGGTTTATCAGTATTACCTTATAATGGAGGTACTTACAAACAAGCACCATTCGAAGACATTACAAAAGAAAAATATGAGGAAATGTTAGAATCTCTAACCAATGTTGATCTATCTAATGTTGTTGAATTGGACGACAATACTGATTTATCGGGTGAATTAGCATGTGCAGGAGGAAATTGTGAGATCGATGTTGATATGAAATCTATAGAAGAGAAGAAAGAGGTAGAATTAAATGACGCATAAATTTAGTAAGGAAATACTGTATCATTTTAATTGTGGTAAATGTAATAAATGGTGGTCAATTGCTGACTACCATTTGTTTTCTAATAATGTACCAGAAAATGAAAAAAAGGTACCTATGTTAATAACATGTCCCCACTGTGGACATAATGAAGAAATAAAAGAAGTGAAAAATGAGGAGAAGTGATGATTGGATTAGTGAACTACACTATAAAGAATTTATTAAACCTAAATTACAACCCCAAGACTTTTATTGGGATAAGGGTAATATGGTAATGACAGAAGAGTATCATAAAAAAAGAGGAACTTGTTGCGGTAGTGGGTGTAGACACTGTCCTTTTTCACCACCACACATTAAAATGAATAGAATACTTAGAGACGATATTATATAACAAGTCTTTACAAATTGAATAGAATGATATTTATAATAAAGAATTATATATGGCAGTTAAAACTATTAATATTGACTTTCCTTTTCAAAAATCACCAATTGGTAATTTTTTGAGACTTAATCGTACTTCACAACGTGCGATAAAGTCAGATTTAATACATTTACTCTTAACAAAAAAAGGGGATAGACTTTATAATAACGAATTCGGATCAGGACTCTATAATTTTCTTTTTGAACAAATAGATGAAAAAACAACCTCCGATATTAAATTAGAGTTAAACACTTCCATAGGTAGGTATATACCAAATTTAACTATAAATGAATTAATAATAACTGCAAATGATGACGCTAATCATATTAAAGTAAATATAGATTACACCGTTGTAGAAGCTTCTTTTGAGCAAAGTGATAGTATCGAAATTATATTATAAAAATGTCAAAAAATAATAGTATTAATTATAATGCCCGTACATTCGTTGAAATACGAACAGAATTAATAAATTTTGTTAAACAATATTATCCAGATTTATTTAGTGATTTTAATGATGCTTCTGTAGGACAAATGTTGTTAGAATTAAATGCTGCAGTTGCGGATATGTTATCATTTAATACCGATAGAACTTTCCAAGAGACACAAATAGAGTATGCTCAGGAAAGGTCATCAATATTATCTATGGGTAGAACATTAGGGTTAAAAATACCTGGTGTAAGACCAAGTATGTGTCTAGTCGATTTTAGAGTTACCGTCCCTCCACAAGGAGATTCTTTTAATAATGGTTATGCGCCAACATTAAGGTATGGATCGGAAGTTGAAGGAGGAGGACAAATATTTCAAGTAGAACAAGATATTGATTTTTCTTCTCCACTTTCTGCAGGAGGGGTACCAAATAGATTAGTAATACCAAATAAAGATAGTAACGATCTTATAATTTCATACGATTTAGTAAAACGAGAGGCTGTAGTTAATGGTAAAACCAAAATACTAAAACGTAATATTAGACCACAAGACTTAAACCCTTTTATGGAGATAATTCTACCGGAGACTAATGTTATAAGTGTAGAACAGGTAAAAATGGTGATAGGTATAAACGGAGCAGAACCAACACTAAATGAATTTCTTGAGTTTGAAAATCGTTTTTACGAGGTAGATTCGTTGGCAGAATCCCAAGTCTTTATTGAAGATAAAGTTAGAAGTTCCGATAACTCGTCAATTAAACCAGGAAAATGGGTAGAGGTTACAAAAAGATTTGTTGCAGACTATACCGACAGAGGTTTTTGTAGATTAACTTTTGGTAGTGGTACCGCTAACGCAGAACCAATTAACGATTATATTAGTAACGCTTTCTCAAGGTCACAAGTCCAAACTCTAATTAATAATACAAGTTTAGGTGAATTACCGACAGCTAATTCAACACTCTATGTTAGATATACAGTGGGAGGGGGACAACAATCTAATATAGGTCCTAATGTCTTACAAAATAAAGGATTGATTAATATGTTAGTGACTGGTACTGATGCCACTAATAATGCTTTAGTTGAAACTTCTTTAAGAATAAATAATGTAACTCCAGCTATTGGGGGGACCGACGCCCCTTCTGTAGAAGAATTAAGAAATTTAATTAAATATAATTTTGCATCACAAAATAGAGCAGTAACAGTAAGAGATTATTTAGCTTTAATTAAAAAAATGAGTAGTAAATTTGGAGTTCCTTTCAAAACAAATGTGGGTGAAAGACAAAATAAAATTGAAATATCTACATTAAGTCTAGGACCAAATAGAAAATTAACCACAACGTCTACTCAGACCTTACGAGAAAATATGTCTAGGTATTTAGCAAATTATAGGATGATTAATGATTATGTGACTATCACTAATGGGGTTATAATTAATTTAGCTGTTGAGGTAATGTGTTATATTAATAAAGATTATAATAAATCATTGGTAATAACTGAAATAATAACAAAAGTTAGGGAATATTTTGATGTTACCTCCCAAACCATGGGACAAAATATATATTTATCAGATTTATCTAAGGAATTAAATTTAATTGATGGGGTATTAAACATCATTGAAATGAAAATTTATAATCGTGTGGGTGGACAATATGGATTAGGTCAAGTAACACAACCATATGTAGACGATGAGACTTATGAAATTGACACAAGTGGGAACCTTACACTTTTCGGAAACTTCAATACAATGTTTGAAATAAAATACCCAAACACCGACATCCAAGTAATAGTTAATTAAACTCGTTTACTTTTCACAAATAATTGATAAAATAATATTTATTTATAAATGAATCAATGGGAGAAAATCGAGTAATACGTATAACACCAAAACCAGGGGAACAAAAAGTCAATCTAAACCTAGAACAAGATTTTGATTTTTTAGAAATTTTGAGCCTAAAAATAACTCAAGCAGAAACATATAGAATATTCTGTTCTAATTATGGTGTTGTTGTAGGTAAGGTAACTTCTAACGGTGGATTTCCCATAAAAAACGCAAAATTATCGATTTTTATTCCCATAGATAATGAAGACGCAAAAAACTCTTTAGTCACATCTTTATATCCTTTTAGTTCTCCTCATGATATGTTAGTATCTGGTAAAAGGTATAATTTATTACCACGAGATAAACAAATTAATACTCCTGGTGACCATACACCTGTTGGTACATTTCCCTCAAAATATGATATAATGTCAAATAAGACATTAAAGTATATACACGAAAAATATTACAAATATACAACAACAACTAATGAAAATGGTGATTATATGTTTTTTGGAATTCCAGGAGGTACTCATATTATTCATATGGATGTTGATTTAAGTGATATTGGTAGTAATTCTGTAATCCCACAAGACTTAATAAACATGGGTTACTCAGAAACGCTATTTGAGGGTCCAGACAAGTTTAGAGATTCTAATGATTTAGATCAATTAGCACAAATAGTTGGTATAAATAAAACAGTCTTTATAAGACCTTTTTGGGGAGACGCTGATGAATGTGAGTTTGGTATCACTAGACTCGATTTTGATACCGCTCGTTTTGTTTCACCTAAAGCTTTTTTAATAGGTAGTTTTTTTACTGATGGTGACACTGACACAGTAGACGCCGCATTTATTCCTAGATCCTGTCAAGGTAATGATATCTATAATAATTTTCCTGGTGGTAATAAAGCTGGTGTTTCTAGAATGGTTAGTGCAAAAGATTTACGTACACCTGGAGAAGTGGCAAATTCAGGAGCAAAAGTTGGTGGTAGGGGAGTAATTGAGGCAGTTAGAATTACAGAATTTAATGAAAACGTTGAATACGTAGGAAAATGGTTTAGTAGACCAGACGGAACTTTCCAAGTGGCACTACCCCTGAATAAAGGTAAAAAAAGTTGGGATGAGAATGAACAAGCATTCGTAGATGACGAAGATGGGTTTCCAACCTATGCTGACTACCGTTTTATGTTTTATTTTGAAGGACAAGGGCCAGATGATTTTGAGGATGACTCAATACTAGGAATACAAAGTGAATTGGTTGCTTCGGCTCATGGGTATGAAGGAAATGGAACAAATTTTGCATGGGGTGACCCAGGAGCCATATGGTCGCCATTAAATGGTGCTTATACTGATGATTATTTTGTTGACAAATACACTTATAAAGGTAAAAAAGAAGCAAAAGAAAATAGAGGAGTTATTTTTGCACCTAATCCTGTAATACCAGGAGATAATATAGATAATGAAGTTGAAAATAATAGGTATACATTTTGGGCAGCGCCAGAATTAGAATGGAATACAGATATACCCGCTTTTAATATGGATGACCAATTTGGTAATAACGCCACTTATTATCGAAATTATTCTAGGATTAGACTAAGTGGATATTATACCACTTCACAAATTTTTAACTTAATTGGGGATTATGATATTGCAGTAAGTGGTAAACAACCAGAAGGTTTTGATGGTGCTGGTGTTAATGGAGAATGGTGGAATGGAGATGGAGACTTAACTTATCCAGATAATACTTCACCTCCAGATTGGTTTGGTAAGAGTATTGGTACAAACCCATGGATAATTTCTAGAGCAAAAATAGCACCAACAAATACAGAAAGAAGACAATTCCCAGCAAATTATATATTTGATAGATACTATAGAAAAGACCCAAGACAAAGAGGAAGATTTACTGATGGTTCCGAAGAAGTGGTAGGTAATGTATTAAGTAAAGGAGGATTTGTATCAAATTATTATATGGTTCATACGGGTGTTTTGGCCGAATGGAACGCTACAATACCAATGCCACTTCAAGATGAATTTGGGGGTTGTGCAGATGCGGTTAATGGATATGACCCATCCACTGGTTACGATTGGAATGTTATAGCTAATGTAACAAAAACTGGTCTAAGAGATACACCAGTACCACAATCGGCATCAAATAGTTATGTTGGTGACAACTGTGAATGTAGTGGTTTCCCTAATGGAACTAATGGTAATTGTCATCATATGAAAATATGCGGCACAAGACCTTATTACTACAATGGACAAGGTGATGGTCTTTCAACCAATTCAGGGGAGAATACAATTGGTTGTAATTACATGCAACTGGGTAGTGCTGGTACAGGAAGTTATACTCCATATACAGGTTGTGAATTTGGAGTGTATGGACAATCTTGGGGAGATACAGCTTGTTGGGGATATAATCATTTTAATAGAGTAGGAACAGAATTTGGAGGTACTGCTAGACCATTAGACGGTTGTAAAGGATGTATTAATTTCTCAGGTATGCAAACAGATCTTTCAGGATATGTCGGAAGAAATAGGGCAGCTAATATTTTTAATCAAAACGCAACTCCATACGGATTTTCCCAAGATTGGAGTATTATAAATGGTGGGTCACTACCAGAAAATAATTATGGGTATGGTCTTGGAAATATCCAAGTACCAGATACAGCCAACCAAGGAGCAAACAGAACTACAATAGCGGCTGGAAACAACTGTATATTAGGTAACTCTATGAAAGGAGGATTTATAGCACCAACTTGGGGAAATTATAAATTTAAGGCAAGATTAAATTATATTGGCGCTGCTGGTGTGTGGTGGGTTGGGGCAGGAATACACTACTGTGATACTACACAAGATGATTGTGACAGTGATGCTAATTGGAAATATTCGGCAGCAACAACGAATTTTGGATATACCCCGAGAGCTCGAGAATCTGCAGGTCAGGTCGCTTGGGCGGGTAAAGGAGGAGATGTAGGGGCTTACGATTTTACCTACTCAACTAATTTCTGTCCGGATGAGTTTACAACCGCTGAAGAAATCGAAAGTCATTGTTTACAGCTTGATAAAAATGCTCTTTTATGGGGAAATGGTCCAATAATGGGTATCGCACAACATGATTGGGATAGTGGTGGAGGTTGGCTTTCTTGGAATTTAGAACTTAAAGAAGGGATGGCGGTTAGGTTAGGTATGGTACCAGCTAATGACTGTACTTCTGGTACGTTTCCAACAAATACTTGTACAACTACTCCTTGTGGTAATACAGGTGATATTGGTATTTGTGCTTATTGTCACGAAACGGATACTTATGCAAATGACTGGGGTGGAGAAAGAATAGCCCAATTTTTTATTTATAGTTTCACACCTAGACCAATTAAAGTAATCGATAATAGTAGAGAACTAGGTACACATGGAGGAGAAGGATTACACGGAGGATTATACTTTCCACAATTCTTTATTGGTCGTGACGAAAGTGATTGTTGTAGTAGGTCTAATAAGGATTGGGAGGCATATGCGATAACTTCTCAATCAGAGGTACATAAAGCAAGACTCTGGGAAAGATACTCTTTAATATTTGCGGGGCAATACCAAGAAGCAGATGGAGAAGTAAAGTTCCAAACATATACAGCGGGATATGGTGACCCAAAAGGTGGTACAATAATAAATAATGGACGTTATTATAATACTAGAACAATTGGAGGAACGTCAATTGTTGATATAACCAAAAATTATCCAGAGTTTAGAGGAGGACCAAACCAATGGGCAACAATAGATATGAATCTTCCCAACTCTTCTGTTAATACAGATGCTAACTTTTCGTATGAATATACACTAGCTAAATTTGACTATGGAAGGGCATCATTCCAAAATCCGTCAGCCATAGATGATGGAACAGGAGGTTTAGAATTTTTACAAAACAAATATTTTGCATTATATGATAATTTAGAGTTCAGAACAAACCAACAATATCCTAGAGAAACATTAGGTAATGATTATAATGGGTTTTTTCCAAATACAAGTAATTATATCAATAGTTGGGACTGGACTTCTTCAAACTGGACTTGGTATGGATGGAGTTACCCAATGACTGCTCAATTATTGACTACTTCGGTACCTGGAAATCCAGTAGAGTCTAGATATCATATTTATAGAAGAGATAACGGTCCAAATAATTACGCTTATCCTAGGTGGTTAGCTTGGGAAAGAGGAGTACCAATTAAATGGTATAATGATAATACTTTTTGGTGGAGAGATGTTATTCCAGAATCACATCCCGATCCGGCATCACCCGGAAACAGTACAAACCCATGGCTTACTACACCTTATAACCCCGATATGTCCACAAGTGACAATACAGTCTTAAATGCTTACCCAATAAGAAAGTATTACTTTTTTGGAATGGATAAATCTCAACCTACAGCGTTAGATAGATTAAAATTAACAATACCAACAATTGAGTAAAAATGGGAATGGATAGGAAAAAAATAATAAGAACAGAAGATCGTAAAGCTGACGCTATAGGAATAGGATATAATGTTAATGTTACCACTAATAACAGTAATAAACCTTTACCTACTGGTGAAGTTATAAAAGTAGTTGGTGCGGAAGAACAATTTCAAAAAGAAAGAAAAGAATCTACCAATTATAGATTAACAGCAACGATAAATACCACTATGTATTATCCACAGGATTATCATTGGATAGGAACATGGAATAGTTCATATGAATTACAAGAAGATGTTGATGAAACCTTTGAAACAGATATCTTCAAAGACTGGAACTACCTTTTACCTAATATTCTTAGTCCAGACTCAATTAATCCTACAGAAGAAGATTTTAGAATTGATAAAATAATTAATTGGGTAGGACATGTTGTTTATCCATATGAAAATGACTATCTTAAATTATATGAATTACCCTCATTTAGTGTTAATGTTGATTTCTTACCAAGTAATGAAGACGGAGTTTTAAGTATAGACACTGGTATAACTAATATACTATATAATGACATTCTTATTTATTTAGATGAATATGTAACAATATGGCCTGGTGTTAATGTGGGTAACACACCAATAGAAAACTATTTTGACCCATCTAAACCAGTAATCGCTCCTTTAATGACAGATGCGTCAACAACACTAAAGATTTCAAATAAAGAAATTAAGGGATATACCCAAGACGGAGTGCCATTTTTATTTACAGTACCAGTACCAACAGAAAATGGTTGGAAAACAGCATTATATGTTCCATTCAAACATAATTTTGAGGAAGGGGATTATATATTTATAAAACCTATAGCTTCTGATGAAGTTGGAGACGAATATAGTAATTGTGACCCTACACTTTATGGTTTCAAAAGAGTATTGGAAACTTCCTGGCGTGCTTTAAGTGAAGCCACTTCCCTTAATTATATAATAATTGACCATAAAACAGAATATCATTGGGATTGGACAACTCTAGTACAAGGGGAAAATACAGAGGGAGAAGATTATCCTTGGACAGTAACTTCTTCACAAGGATTTATTAAAAGAGTCATCAATTATTCAGACTCTAGCACATTACCAATTACTATTGAAGACTTAAATAACGGACATTTTTCCCCATCCGTAAATGACCCACTAAATGCAATAACGGTAACTCTATTAGTACCACATAACTTAAAGGTAAATGATTTTACTTTAATTACTCTTTCAGAAGATGCTTTAGGAACAGACTTTAATAATGATAAAAAACCAACCCTTTTTAATTTAAGTGGGATATACACAGTAATAGATGTGTTAGACAACTATTCATTTGATATAAGGGCCAAGTCACAACAAGACTTAATTGCTTTTTTTAATGGAGCTTATACCGATTCACAATTAGTAGCAAGTCCAACCAATTATTATATAGAATGTTATAAGTTATTAAGTGTTCCCTCTGAATATTATTTACGAAAAGGTAAAATTATTAATTCTATAAATAATTTTGATGTGAGCGACTTACCGATGAGTAATAGTATTTTTATGGATAAAAATTATAATGCTGTTATAGACGAAGATATAAACACAAAAGGTTTAGTAGATAATTGGGGATTACCAATTACACAGTTATATGTTTTATTAACAAAAAGAGCGGGTCAACTACCTTACGACTTTACGGATGTTGAGACTTTTTTTAGTTGGAAATTTAATTATAGAGTTTTATTGTCTAAAACAGGTGATGGTTTAGATGTAGTTTCTAGAAGAAGTAATACTGATAACAGAGGAGGGTATGTAAAAGATTCGGGTGGTGGATACATGGATGAATTTGATGAATATTTAGGTGACTGGTACTATATAGATTTTAGTGAATTTAATAATAATCTTTTATTAGAAAAACAAGTAACCACATTATCAAATCGATTTAATGGGGCGCAACGTGAATGTGGTGGATTGGGAGATTGTAACTATGAGGTATATGCTAATGATTTTGATGGAATTATGTATAACGCTTGGTCAATCTATACAAGTTATAATACTAGTAATTTAACGGTTTCACAAGTTGCAGGTAAGGCAAAATTAGTTTCAACCACTTCTTGGGTTTCACCTAATGCTCAAGCTAACTACGGAGGTAATTACATTAGAACAACATTTATGGTTACTCCGGATCTAGTAGGTGAAACACTGGTCTTAAAAGTTAATTATGAACAAGAATCATCAACAGGAATGATAAGAATATTTAACCCAGGAGGTAATCAAATGATATTAGGTAATGGGTCTTATGGAAAACCGGTTGGTAACGCGGCTAATTTAACCGTACCTTCAACAAACTCTGCTAATGATTATACAGTTTCTTTTATACCTACAGTAGTTGGAAATCATACAATTGCTTTAGGTTTAATGAATTATGTGGGCGGTTTAGTTGGTTACGGTGACTTTATTGGGTATTATGATAATTTAGAAATAATAAAATATTATGGTACTCCACAATATGCTGGTTGGGTTTACGATCCTCTAACAGAATATCAATTACAAGTGTGGTCTAGTTATATAGAAACGGCAGACCCTAATGTATTGGGGATACCTTATTGGGCTAAATACATTGATGGGTTGTATTTTTGGAGAGATTTATTAAGTGTTGGTTATTTTGAGGATGTTGACCAAACAATTGGAGTGGATTACCCATTTTTGAATGGAAGTCATTATATAAATAAAGATAAAAATTTAATGGTTTCTTTAAGCCCTTATAAGTTAAACGAGTCTGGTACATCACAAATTATATTCGGATGTATGGATATTAACGCAACAAATTACAATACTGTGGCAACTTATGCTTGTGGAAATATTGTGGACCAAGGGGGACCTTGTGTTGTAGATGCTTTAGGAATTTTACAAACTGATACACCAGGAGTAGGGAATTATAACGCAAATGGGTGTTGTTGTCAATATGATGGAGGTAACGCTGTTGTTAATGTTTTAACTGAAGGGGATAAATTTGTGGCACGTACAAAAAAAATACAGAATAGTTATAATAATGTTTCAGGGCCAACTCCAGCATATGATGTTGGTGACCAAATGATAGGGTGGAATATTTGTAGAGGTATTTATCCTTTTTGGAAAGACGCAACCTATTGGGGTACTGGTTTTGCCGATTATATTCCTTCAGAAACTTATCCTACCGTTAAATTACCTACATTAACAAAACTTGCGGGAGTTATGGTAGGGGAGGACAATCCAGCATTTAATGTATCTATAATTAATGGTAGTGCTACCTATGATGTATTTAGATATGAGAATTACACAGCCGACCCAAACTTTAGTTATCTCTATGGAGATTTAGGAGATGGGACAGGATCACCACTATTTACTGCAGAAACAGGGAGATACCAAGAGTTATTTGATTTAGGTCAAGGAAGTTATGGGTTAGCAGACGTACCACCCTCAGGAAATTGGACAACACAATACGATAATGGATTATCCACTTGGAATACTACCATAACTGATACAAATGGAGACTCTATTTCACCAGAATACTTTTCTCATAATTTATTTGAATTTTATAAGTTCGATACCAGTCAGTGTAAAACATGTTTTAATCAAGGATCAACACTTTCTACAGGTGACTATTTGGCACCTAGACATGGATGGCCAGTTGATGTAAACTCAGACAATATCCCAACAGCAACCGATATAAACGGAAACGGAATACCACATTTTCAAACATTACCCTTACCAGGTAATCAAATTGCGAGATCAACAGGAACTGGTAGTGATTTAGAAGGTTACGCCGGGATAGTTTCAAATACAGTAGTTGGTTCTGAAACAGTAAATATTGCGGCACATAGAATACCTTCCGATCCTAATAACTGGAGAATGTTTTATGGTACATGTGTATCTACTTGGGCGTGTATGGTGGATGCAGAAAAAGGAATATGGCCTACAGGTAGTTCCTATCCGACTTGTGCAGACCCTTCTTGTACAAATGAGGCAGATTGTATAAGTCCATTGGGCTGTAATTCAACATGGGGACCATTACCAACACAAACTTGGACAACTGACGAATTAATTAATAATTGTAAAGGTGGTACAAATTGTCAAAGACAATGTAGTTGTGTAAATCCGGCGGGTGGTTCACTTTTTGAAAATTATTATGGTACTTCTTCTTCGGCTATAGGAGGACCGATATTGCCTTTAGAACAACCTACACAATTTTTTCCTAACGTACCCCCTAATATGGTTAATAATTATGAATTTAGAGGAAGAGTTAATATTGAAATGGGTATTAATTACGATGGTTATGAAAAATATTATAATGCTGGTTCTTTAGACCAGGGATGGGCAGTTGCGGGACCAAATACTGGGGGCCCACCCATCACATATAATAACCCTTGGATGGATTTAGGTTTTTCTTGTGCAGACCCCACATGTTTAACAGAGGCAGACTGTGTAGGGACTGGTGCTGGACAATGTAGTTCTACATGGTCAGCAACCTTACCAAGTACAACAACTTCAAGTATTTCACAAACTTTAGCAGCTTCTATGGCTGTTACAGATGGATATAAAAAATACACAAGACTTTACTCCGGATTTTGGATTGGTATTGTTTCTGAAAAATGTGGTGTGGCGGGTCCTGGAAGTGGAACTGAAAAATGTACCTATATTTATGACCCAGATGATGGTACTGAAGGCGGTGGTGCGGGAGCCCCAATATACCAATCAGATGGATGGGGAGGTGCATTTACAAATGTTAAATGGAATCACGGATGTGGTGGATGGAAAATGGATGGAATTACTGAAGCAGTTAATAAAATGGCATATTCACCTTGTAGAGACAATAGTAATGGTTACGCTGATTGTAATGTTGGAGACCCAACAGCAACAAATTATGATGTTATCAATTACCAAAGTCCTACATATCTACCTAGTTGTGGTGAAAATGGATCAACATCTTCCAAATCAGATTTCCAAAAAATATGGTCACAAAGTTTTAAGTCAGAATCCATTCCAATGCATGAAGGAGATAAGGCATTTATATTTATTCGTTCTGTAGGTGGGGCACTTAGACCGAATAACAGCGCAGTCGATGCTTATGGTTCACAAAATGTAACAATAAACGGTTCATCAGTTCAGGTAGAAACTTACCTACCTACTTATTGGGGAGCGAGACTAATTAATAGTGAAGTAGCTTAATATGGAAGAAAATAACAAATATTATTTCACACCTTCTCCAACACAAAGAGAGATTATAGTCCCAATTACAGAAGACATCTTTCCGGTTGATAATACAGAATTGGTGGATAAAAGAGCCGACCAAAAAGCACAATTAGCAATAAATAATATAGATGATTGGGAAAAATCAAGATATAAATTAGCTTGTAACTCTACACAACAAAATGAAAATAGTTGTTTTGATATCTATTTACATTTTTTTAAGTTTTCACCACCAGCAGGACAAACAATAAATTGGGTTGATGCAGAAATGTTTACTGAACAAGATATATATCTAAAAACAAACAGATTTGTTGGTAGTTTTATAAGAATATCATACTATACTACACCACATAGAGAAACACAAAAACTAATAGGGTATAGTAGTTTACAACTAGAGGAAACACCAATATCAAAAATATCCATTTGTCCAAATCAACCAGGTAGTTTTTTATATCATTGGAAATCAAAGAAAAAATTAAATATTACAAATAATAAATTATATATGAAAGTTGAATTTTTTAATTCGGCTAATGGTAAAGTTTATGTTTTGGGTAGTGCATTACCTGTATGGTCATATGCCCCAGAATATTATATCGATTTTTGGAATGAAGAAATGGATTACACAGTAATTTCCTTAAATGACAATACAAGAACTTTTACACCACAACCTCAAACTTGGGATTTTGAGGCAATGGATTGGTACATGGAGTTTTTGGCTGGAAATAATCCAGTCGCAGAAAACTTTGTAAAGATTAGAAATTACGATGTGGGATGTGAGATGGATTTGTATTATAAAGAATTAATAACATGTCCAGCTCCGTTCTGTACTTAAAAATAAAATAATTATGGTAAACACAGGAACAACAAAAAATTATCAAGTACCACCTTTCCCAAGGTTACAAGCGGCGAGAGTTTTAGAAATAGAACCACAACCTCAAGACGCTAAAATACCCGCTGATTATTTTAGTGAGGGTGTAAGAATGAGTATAGAAAGAACAAGAAGGATAAGACCTAAATATTTAGGTAAAAATGAATTTGTAAAACAATATACAGGTGGTGTTATAAACGAATTACCAGATACACCAATAATTAGTGGAAGAACATAAAAATGGAAAAGATAATTAGAAAAATATCAAGAGAAAATTTATTAGGTGATAAACTTAATTTAACACCTCCTGCGTTAAATCCTGAACCATTATTTCTTAATAATATTAATCCGTATCAGTGCACAGATCCAGATATGTCTTTTGAAGATTGTGAAACTACAATACTCGATCCACTCTTTATTATGGATGGTATCGATGGAATGATAGCCCAAGAGTATACCAATTTTATTTCTAAAGTATTCATAGATAACTTCCAACTAGGGACTTTTAATTGGGAACATTTTAGTAGTGAGTTTACTACAGGGATGTATTGGGATACTACACCACCTTGGGTAGAAAGTGCTGGTGACTATAGTATGAGAATACAACTTACAGACGCTTTCCAACCAACAGGATTTGTTTATGTGGGAACAAAAGGAAAAACAGTACTTGAGGCAGGTGCTAATTATAGAGTTTCTTTTACTCTTAGTACCGATGTACAATACATTAAAGACCAAATAACAGCAAGTATAAGTTCTACTTCAGTAATGTTATGGATAGAGAATCCAGAGTCTAATCTATTCTCTCTCTTGACCTGGTCAACTTTAGAAACTCCAGTATTTCCAGAACGTGATATATTAACCACAACTTTTACAGCCCCTGATGGGGGTGCTTACGACTTTACCTTTTGGTTATACACAGGATGGTCAGTTTTAGGTTCTCAGGCACAAACTGGAGATTTTTGGTTATTTGATGATATTACCATATCTCTAGAAGATACCCAGTCTACTGAAAATAGTTTTACTAGTGTAAAAAGAGATGTCTTCGGCTTTTTTAAGTCATTCAATATTGAAGCAACCGAATATAATTTAAGATTATATGAAAATAATATAAATAATTACCTTTTTATTGAACCTTTAGATGTTGATGAATTGGCTCTTGGTGCATACGGCAATCAACAAATAGATGAAGATACAGGATTACAAACAGGTGTCTATACTCTTTCATCTCCACCTGAAGGAGTGGTACCTTTTTACTATCTAAGTTATAATTTATATGGTGCTTTGGTAACTAATGTACAGGGTACAACAACAACTAACGATGGGTTTTTATATTGCCAAGCTCCTGATTTAGGACCATGGGATCCTAATGAAACATATTCACTAGGAGATGTAGTAGAGGATAGTGACGGTAAGATATGGTATTGTTCAGACATACCACAAAATAGTTGTGACCTTGATCCTCTTGACCCATCTTGTAGTTTAGGACAATGTGGTTGGATATCATGTCTTAATATAGTTTCATATAAAACAAGAAATATAAACCTGACTTTTCCTTTATACCAAGACATTAAAGATATGGGTATTTATACAGATTTAATTTATCCAGGAATTGCGGAAGAGTGTAGTGGGTCAACAGAAACTTTAACTAAAGATTATAAATGTCCAGTACCTTATTTTATTAGTGATGGAGGTGAAGTTATTTTTTATGACAATCAAACAACTAGTGAAGTAAGAGTAGAAAGAAAATGTTGTGAAGATTATAGTGAATATGGGTTTGTGTGGTTTGAAGGTAAGTGCTATAAAGATTACGGATTACCAGGGGTCGGAGTAGGACTAGAACTATTCAATTTTACATACCCAACTTTATTTATAGGAAGAGGTGATAACCAACAACTATTTGATGATGGACCCGTCCAAGTTATGGATGAAATCAGCTTAAATACTAGTAATTTAGGTACTATACTTAATTACGTAGGGGGGAGAAACTTAATATACACTCCATTAGTTAGTGGACTAATCAATGGGGAAAAATATGTTATGAAGGCTAACCTAATAATGGATTATTATGATAATTCTACTTTAGCTGTTATAAAGTTAAGTGCAACAGGACAACTAGACCCTAATTGGGGATATGTTTGGTATCAAAATTTTGATTTAGGTAGTTCAGATATTTTACCACCTGTTACAGAAGGTCCACCTTGTATTGGAGGTAATGTGACACAGACAGTGCAGTACCTTTCTGCAAACAATCCAAATGGAGTTTTATTTACAACCACAACCAACTGTAACTCCGCAAATATGTCTAAATATGTCCAATTAGACCAAGGAGTAGAATATAGAATTCGTTTTGGATATATAGGATTAACTAACGGAAGTTCACCAGTCAGTGTCGCTAATCAATTAGGTAATAATGATATGTTTTTTGAAATAGAAGATATTGCTAATTCTACCTCTATGTTATTTGATACTTTTGGAGGTCCAGGATTTTATGATAAAGAGTATCTATTTACCCCAATAGCTAGTGGAACCTATGCACTACAAATCGGTGTAACCAACCCAATGCCACCAGGAAATGGTCCTTTCGGTGATTATGGTTTTGGTTTAGATTATTGGGCTTTAGACGAAAGACCATTTAGTTACACACAAGAAGAAAATGTAATTGTAGATGCGGTAAAAACATGGTCTAGTAATTCTGGAGACGTTGCAGACGGTACAACATCTATTCAGTTAGAAAGTATATTTACCCTAACCAACGCGTCTAATTTAAGTTTAAGATTAGTTTGTGATGTAAAAGAAGCTATAATAACAAATCCTTTATCTTTTGGTTTAACTATATCTGACATAAGTCTTAAAAAATATACAACACCTAATTTTTTAGGTTGTGAAAAAACTAACTTTCTTAATGAAGTTTCCAAAAACCTAGTTCTTACCGGTCAAACCATGTTTGACCCAGACGGTAATCCAAATACTCTTAATAGTTATTTGGCTGATATACAATTTGACCAAGGTCAAGAAATCATAACTACTTCAGTTCCGTATGTTACAACAGTTAGTAATACAGATACTAGAATTTTTCCAGCCGCTGGTGCAGAAACTAGTGCTTTATGTGAACCTTCACAACTTGTAGTAGGGTGGCATTGTGTTCCCGAATATCCTTACCTAACTGGAGGAGTGGTACAAGTAGGTAATCCAGTAGCGGCTTGTGTGGCTTCAACGGTTATAATACCAGGTGTTACAATGTATGCTTCGGCACAACAATGTCTAAATAATAGTACTTGTAATTGGACCGCAGGGTGTACAGACTCAATAGCATATAATTATAATGAAGA